TAATTGTTTCCAAATCTTTCTCGTAGATTCAACCATAGATTTACCATAAGGTAAAAAGTTACTATCGTTTGCTAATCTGAAGTGTGCTATTTGGAAGTTTTCAAACTCTATCCTACCTTTACCACTTGTCTTTTGTCCAAAGTATGGGTGTGCTCCCTCAATTGACTCTAAATAGAATTTTGTATAGTAAGGATTTACTGGGTCTTCTCCCTCTGCTCTTATGACTTCATAAGGTGATAGTGGAACTACATTTGTAATTCCGTATTTTTCATTAATATCTAAGTGTAAAAAGAAGTCTCCATACTTAACCATATTACGAACCCAAGGCCATAGATTAAACTCAATGTTCATTATGTCATAAAATAAATTGTGTAAAATTTCTTTAATGTTTTCATTATCGGTTTTAATAGTTATAACCTCCCCATACTCACCTTTCATTGTTGACTCATCGGAATATATATCCAATGCACTTGATATGATTGGGTCTGAATCCATTGATTCATAATCTTTAAACAATGCCAATCTCGCTGCCATAATTTGATGAACGGTTGAATAACCCGTTCCAACTAAATCTAAATTGTTGTGTAGTTTTGTATATCTATCAACAAGATGACTCTTGACTTGTTTTTGTACTTGGTCTGTATCGGCTATCTTTAATTTTTTACCACCGACATTTCTAACGATTACGTTTGTACTGAATAATCGTTGTAGTCTTCCAAATAATGTTGTATCTGCCATAATTACCTCACTTTATAAGAGCCAGTCTAATGACTCTTTCTCTTTTCCTGTATCCCACTCCCAACTATCATTTTTATTAGCGTCTTCTTGAGTGTATAAACCCTCAGTATCATTCATTCTACTAAGAGTTTTCTTTGTTAATTCAATTCCCTCAGTTCGTAATCTTAATGCTGTATCACGAACCCAAAGTCCAATAGCAAAAGACATTACCAAGTCATCATTGTAACCTGACATTGCTTCTGCTCTATTATTTATGTAGACAAAAGTTAATAGTTCATCAATCAAACGATTACTATGAACCACTACACTTTCCTCTCTAAAAAATTCTTCTAACTTACTAATAATTAGTGGTCTGGTCTTGGAAGTCGTTGAAAAACCTGCCACCATATTTCTTTCTTGTGTGTTGATTCTATTATTTATTTGGTGTTGAACATCAACATATTGTAAGTCTTTACTTGTATAAAATAGATTAGGGTAATCCCTATCTATTACTTGTTGGATTGTTGCCCAACCAATATTATTATTCTCTATAATAAGTATCGCATCATTATATTCTGTTGCTATACTTACCAACATATTTCCAAAATCTTTGGTATTTATTTTACCTTTATACTCTGCTACTTGTTCTAAGTTCTCAATATCAATTACGTGGAAAGCAGAATAGTCTGCACTATCACCTCTACCTACATCAGCACATACAATATAACTCTTTGTATAGTTTGCTGGTTCCCATATCCAAGTATTTGAATCGATACCACGTCTTTCTATCGGGTCTTTACAACCACCTTTCCTGAGTCTTTCCAATATAGTTGGGTCAATTACACCCGTTCCGGATGTTAAGAAGTCACAATCACACTCTTGTGCTGCACTTCCTGGTCCAAGTAAAACATCTTGCTCATCTCTCCATTCTTGCTCTCTGTCTGGATGAACCGTCCAATGTAATTTAATCGGATTAAACATACCACGACCTTCTTCAGCATCTACCCAAGTTTTGTGGAACCAATTACCCACACCATTTGGTGTTGATAATGCTACACATTGTCCACCAGTTGTTAAGGTAGATTGTGCTGCTGTCCAAATTGAGTCAATCCTATCGATAAACGCTGCCTCGTCTAATATCAATAATGATAGTGCCTCAGAACGAGCTGCTTCTGGACCTGATGATACTGCTTTAATCTGTGAACCATTACGATATCTCAGATTTAATTTGTTATCCTCAACACATTTTTGTTTCAACCAACTCGGTAGATTTGCGTGCATAACACGAACTTTTGTTACCAAGTTTTTTGCTACTTCTTGTTTAGTTGCAATAACCAAAACATTTTTGTCTTGGTGAAAAGTCATCAACCATAAACTATATCCGGCCGTCAATGTAGAAATACCCAACTGACGAGCCTTCAAAATAACATTCATACGATGTTCTTGAAATTCATTGACTACCTTATCTTGGAAATCATACAATTCAAAAGGAATCTTACCTCGAATCGGGTGTTGTATCATACAATACTTTCTCATAAAATATGAAGCATCTTGTGCACACTTTACATATTCTTGTTTGATTACTTCTTTTATCGGTTGTGCCATTAGTCTACTATCTGACCTGCTAATTTAACTGAAGTAGCAGTTAATGCTACACCAAATGTAAAGTATAACCATTTGTTTTCATACCATTTAGGTCTGACAAGTTTTACTTTTTGTTCAAGTAGTTTATTAGTGTCTTTTAGTAAATCTATTTGTGTTGTTTTGTTTGCTATCAACATAGAATCTATTGCGGCAGTTGCTTCCAATCTCTTTACCATAGCTTCATAATCAGAAACTAACGATACATTTAAGCTATCTTTTAGTTCTAATTCTTTAATTGCATTGGTAAATCCTAACACTTGGTCTTCCGTGAAAGAATAAGTCTTAGGTTCTTGGATATCTTGTGCGAACAAAAGTCCTACGAATAGTATGTATGTAATATATCTCATATATATAAATATATACTACTTACTAAATTTCTTTAAAAACTTTACTGCGTCATCTGCATTATCTTCTTTTACTGCTTCTGATGCTTTTTCAAGTTGTTTTTTAGTAGTAGTTACTTTTCTTTTAAGTTTTGCCACTTCTTTTTTGTTAACTCTCTTCTTTGATTCAAGAACTTTTACTTCTTTTTCAAGTTCTTTAACTTCGTTGTCTTTAACTTTGATTGCTTTATCAAGTTCTTTGACTTCTTTCTTTTGATTGCCACCAAAGAATAGGTTAATTATCATCTGTATGAATTTCATTATTGCGTTCCTTGTAGTTGTTTTTCTGCGTCTTCCACGAGTCGTTTCTTTTCTCGTATGAAATCTCTTGCCTCTTGGACATTTTCCTCAAATTTTTCTTTACCCATTTCCCAAGTTTCCTTTTCCATTTCTGGTGTATTTACTCCAACTTGATTCATCCAAACTTTTTTACCACCTGTTTTCTCAAAGTCATCTATACTTTGTTCTAAGTCTTTCAGGTATGATTTTTGGTTCTCTAACATTTTTTGGTAAGCATATTCTCTAAACTCACCTTTAATTTTTAAATCATTTTCATATTTTATTTGACAATCAAAACAATGTCCCATCATTCTCCAAAACTTATCATCAAGTGTTTTCTTCATTGCTTTATCACATTTAGGACAAAACCAAGGCATTCTAACCGATGCCATAATATCACTATGTTCTGATTTTCTTGTCTCACCACCTTTATTTTCTGGTGCTTTACCCTCGTATCCTACTTGAACATAATCTTTTTCTACTGGTTTACCCTCAAGAATACTTTGTAGTGCCTTATTCTGTCTTTCTGCTTCTTTTGATTTATTTGCCATTGTAACTCCTTAAAATTTTAGACTACCTAATATTTGATTAATTGGCGCAAATGCTCCTGTGAATTTGTATAGGTTTCCTTTGTATTTGAAAACCAATCCTTCACTCGGGACAATTGCATTTAATCCACCGATAGCTTCTAATTTTTCTATTTGTAATTTTAACTTTCTTAATTTTTCTATATTATCAGGTTTTCTTAAATCATTCATCGCACTGATAACATCTTGTCTAATTTTTTGTGTTGCTTTGTCAGGTGATACTGCTAAGAACCCTTGTATGTTTTTTAATATTTCTACTCCTACTTGAAAAAATAATATTTCAAATGGTTTTATATTATCTTTTGCAATCTTCATATGATTTTTTTTGTCTGTATCTAATACCCAATTTAAAAATTTTGGTTTTGATTTAAAGTCTCTTCTTATTTGTGGTATCTTATAAGACTTATCGTAGTATGCCCAACGATTAACCAACTTAACAAATTGGTCTGGTTTGATATTTACTTTAAATTGTTTGCCTGCATTGAATACATACTCTTTCCAAAATGATTCGTGATACATACCTAATCTATCTGAATCTTTTAGTCCATATCGAGATTGTAATTTATTTAACTTGCCGATAAATCTACTTTTTAACTTACCGAAGTTCTGAACTTTTGGAACTTTTAAAAAATTAGGTTTACCTATATTAAATTTCTTTTGTATATTTTGGTTTACTTGTAGTATCATACCTTGTAACATTCTTGCACTATCTTTTCCTTGACCAATTGTTCTACCACTTTCATCATACTCTAATGTTCCGTGAAATATAATTTCTGCAACATCATAGTCTATTATATTGCTTGTTTGTGGATATATAACCTCTAAATTCATCCATTTAGTTCCATTACCGAACACCTTTTCTTGCTGTGCTTTGGATAGTGAACCTATTGCTTTCTCTAAATCATTCATCGCTCCAACGAAAGCTGTTTTAATATTTCCTCGTCCAGCGAATTTGCTTGCCATTCCTTTAGCACTTAATGCTGATTTACCACCATTTTTCAAATGCCCTTTGTTTCGTGCGGCCTTTAGTTGTCCGTCAACCCAACTTATCATTAGGTTTTGTCCATCGAGTTTTTCAGATACCTTATCTTCACGATTAAGGTTTCCATTTAACCCGATAATAACTATGTTCTTCAAATCTGAAAACATCAAATTATTATCATCAAATGGATGATTCATATGTCCGTATGCTCCACCTTCTATTAATAACTGAACTTCTTGTGCAAACTCCTCTTGAATCTTCTTAATGTGTGTAATACCCTTTTTAACATCCTGTTTAGTAATAGTTGTTGAGTCTTTCATATCTACTGACTTTTCACCAAAGAACTTAACGATTTCCCAATTCAGATTAGATAAATTCTTTATCATTCGTTCCTTATACTTAGGGAATGGATTGTCTACTGAATCAGTATTTTTTCTATTTTGATTAATTGTTTTGCCGTATGTTACTGTTTTTGCTCTATCTTGTTCATATTCATCTGCTTCAATAGTAAATGCCATATCCATTGAATCTCTAATTGGAAATCCTATAACTTCCCAACCTAATATTTCTGCGTGTTGTGGTGTGATTCTAAAGTAGTCATCTAATGAACCAAAGAAATCATACATACCCTCATCTG